TTATAGGTCAATATCAATTGGTTCATCTCGTTCAAGAATTGCTTCAATACTATCTTTCATTAAATGAATGATTTGTTCTTCTGAAGGATGGATAATTCCAGAAGTCATCAACGCAGCCACACCAGTAGCGACCACCCATGTTCCCATGTGTAAAGAGTCAATTTGAACATCGTTTAAATTAGCATACTCAGGATCAGCTTTTACCGCTTCAGTAAAATAGTGATAAGAGAATTCTTGCATTTTTTTGCCGCCACCATATTCTTCTAAATAAAGCGCACGGTATAGCTTACTTTCACTTGTCGCAAAATGAATATAGTTTAAAGCCAAATCAACAATTGTATTCCCAGTATGTTTTACTGGAAAGACTTCTTTCGCTAAGTATTTATGAATTTTTTGGAATAAAGCATCGCGTAAATCATCCATGTTTTTAAATTCCAAATAAATCGGTTGGGTGGAACATTTCATTTTATTAGCAATATTACGTGCAGTGAACTTCGAAAATCCTTCAGTGGCGACTACTTCATAGGCAGCTGTTAAAATCTGCTCTTTCGTAATGGTTTTTTTTCTTGCCATAATTCCCTATCCCCTTTATTCATTCATATACAACGCTTCCAAATAAATGCTTATGGTTATTGTAACACGATTTTTCTATTATGCAAAATTAGAACAACTCTTTGTACAAAAGTTCACTGAGCGGGAGCACGACAACTTTTACCCCAACTTAAAATAACAGTTGATAAAGGCTTTATTTCGTTGAGTTCCCTGCTCTTCCGTGTTATGATATGAGCAGTCATTACCCATGAAAATGAAGGAGGAATCACGAATGACCTTAGAGAATTTTAATGAAAATCTAAAGAAATATGCACGTTTAATTGCTGAAACGGGTGTCAATGTTCAGGACAATCATACGGTTGTTTTACAAATCAGTGTCGATCAAGCGCCCCTTGCCCGCTTAATTACGGAAGAAGCTTATCGCTTAGGTGCGGCCGAAGTAATTGTTCAATGGAGCGACGAAACCATTCAACGTGAATTTTTAGCTCATGCTGCAACTGATCGTATTGAAAATGTTCCTCAATATAAAATTGATCAAACCGATGATTGGATTGCCAAAGGCGCAAGCCGAATTAGCGTGGTTTCTTCTAATCCTGATGCATTAGCTGGCGTGGATGCACAACGTGTAGCAGCTTTCCAAGCGGCTAATGGGAAAGCATTGGTCAATCTACGAAAAGCAACGCAAGCCAACAAAGTAAGTTGGACTGTTGTAGCTGCTGCTAGTGAAGGCTGGGCAGCTAAAGTCTTTCCAGAATTAGCAACAAGTGAAGAACAAGTTGATGCACTTTGGAATGAAATTTTCAAAACAACACGAATTTATGAAGAAAACCCAGTCATTGCTTGGGATATCCATGATAAAAAATTACAAGAAAAAGCGGCTGAATTAAACGAACAACAATTTACTGCTTTACACTACACAGCTCCTGGGACAGATTTAACGATTGGTTTGCCTAAAAACCATTTATGGGAAGGCGCTGGTAGTTATAACGCGCGTGGGGAAGAATTCATGGCTAATATGCCAACAGAAGAAGTTTTCACCGCCCCAGATAGTCGCCGCGTTGATGGTTATGTTTCTAGTACAAAACCACTAAGTTATGCTGGCACAATCATTTCGGGAATGAAATTTACATTTAAAGATGGAAAAGTTGTTGACTTCTCAGCTGAACAAGGCGAAGAAGCATTGAAAAATCTCTTAGCTATTGATGAAGGTGCCAAACACCTAGGGGAAGTTGCTTTAGTACCTGACCCTTCACCAATTTCACAATCCGGTTTGATTTTTTATAATACATTGTTCGATGAAAACGCCTCTAATCATTTAGCCTTTGGTTCGGCCTATGCCTTCAACTTACAAGGCGGCACGGAGATGAGCGAAGAAGAATTAGCTGAAGCTGGTTTAAATCGTAGCCAAACACATGTGGACTTTATGGTAGGATCTGACAAAATGAATATTGACGGCATTAAGGAAGACGGGACGATTGTTCCAGTTTTTAGAAATGGCGATTGGGCATAGTCCTACCAAATGTTGAAACCAAAGTTTTTAGCTCCAAGAAATAAGAAGAAACTGCTTTTATTCAGTAGGTTCTTTTAAAATTTAGAAAGTGAGGCCTAAGTTGCAGCGATTTAGGCCTCACTTTCTTATGCTAAAAAATCAATTGCATTCGAAGGACCTTTAACGTTATAATCAAATTGAAAGCGGATTCTTTTACACGATATAAGTTTACTTTTAAATAAAAGAATTTTTTTCAAAAAAGGAGAATTGGAGAATTAACATGGGATTATTTGATGGATTATTAGGGAATGCAACACAAAATAACAATGAAACAGCTGAAAAAGAATTACGGAATGTTTTAATCCCTAACGAAAAAGTAGATATGGCCTTCACTTTAGTAAGAGATTTAATTGTCTTTACAGATAAACGCTTAATTTTAGTCGATAAACAAGGAATTACTGGTAAAAAAGTTGATTATAAATCGATTCCCTACAAATCTATTTCACGCTTTTCTGTTGAAACTAGTGGACATTTCGACCTAGATGCAGAACTAAAGATATGGATTTCAAGTGCTGAGTTACCTTCAGTAAGTCTTCAATTTAGAAAAGATAAAGATATTGTTGCTATTCAACAAGCTTTAGCAGCTGCTGTATTATCTTGAATCCACAAAAAAAGACAGGAAAGCGACCAACTTTCCTGTCTTTTTAATTTTAGATAAAATAAAAAAGGCTTCTCAGCCTTGATACGTTCCTTATTCAATCAGACACATGGCGGCACTTGCTTAGTCTTTCAAGCGTATTTTACGACTATTTATAGCCTTGTAAAAACACTGTTAAATCAAGAATATTATAATTTAATACTATATATTTTTTTACAACCTTTTACAATTTTTGCCCCTTTTTTGCCCCTTTATTAATAGCCTTAGCTTTTTGACTCTTTTTTTTTATTATATTTTTATAGTATGGTATAGTTTTTTACAGCAGTTATTTACATTACTAAATTTATGAATAGATTGAAAGGAATGATTACAAATGAAGAAATCTCTTTCGCTGGTCTTTGCATTATTATTACTAACAGCTTGTACTAATGAAAATACGAAAACAGAAAATACAAAAGGGTCATCTACTACTGTCACCTCTACAGTAAAGAAATCATCTAATAATAGTATAAATGAAAAAAACATACTGTCCACTAACACAACAACTACTTCAACTGCTGACAGAAAATCATCCCAAACTGAAGAAGAACAATCACATACTGAGGATCCAGCTAGTTTGTCTTCTTTTGTTGGTGGCTGGGGTATTCCGCAAAGTGGTAATTTCTTTTTCATTAATCCTGATGGAAAAATGTCTGGATCTGGCCAGCCAAACGGAGTCATTCAGAGTCCTAATTTTCTAAGTAATGCTGACGGAAGCATTACAATGAATTTTATAATTAATAATACCTCTCTCTCATTTACAAAAAACTTAGATGGCACTTTATCTACTGAAAATCAAATCTATAGTTATCTTGGAAACATTACGCTAGAGCAATGGCTTGAACTTAAAAATAAAGGACAAATGTCATCTGAACAACAAACTGGAATCCTAGAAGCATCTTCTCAGACACCTTAAAAATATCCATCATGTTAATTTTTTAAGTCATCTTAGCTGACTCTATCTATTTTTATAATTATATATAGTTTTTTCATACAACTAGCTGTTGATATTAATAAGTGATTTGTCGAAACAAGAACTATCTAATTACTTGTTTTTAATTAAAACTGGAATTTGAGGTGCTCTTATTTTATAATTAATGTACTGTATAAATATATTTTTGGTAATTTATAGGTTATTTTATTTAACTAGTAAGACTTTTTTCAAAAAAGTTTTTTTCTATTTAGCAAATATGTGTTTGTTAGTATGATTTATGAAAAATTCAAAACTAAGTAAATTTATATGGTTAAGAAATAAAACGATAGGAGAAAAAAATGAAATATTTTTTTAAAGAAAACAAAGGCTTAGCCATCTACAGCTTTTTGATGGTCTTTGCTACTTATGGTATTAAACTATTTAACAATACTTACGCTATTGATACTATGCACTTAATGACTAACTACAGAGGCTACTTAAAACATTGGGTTTCAATTGGTAGACCAGGATTAGTAGCTTTAAAGCTTTTAACATACAACTATGTAAATGTTTATTTTTTAAATTTGTTAGCTATTATTTTCTTTGCTATCGCCACTATCTTGTTATGCTATTATGTTGATCTTTCAACTAAGCAGATTTATAACAAAAAGTATTTATATGTTATCCCAAGTATTTTTCCAACCAGTCAATTATTTAGCGAACAATTTTACTTCGTCCTACAAAATTTTGAATTTTCATTAGGTATCTGTTTGGTTATACTTTCTCTCATTGCTATTTACCATATTCCCAATAAAATTTTTAAATTATTTGGCTTTTTGTTACTGACGTTTACACTTACTATGTATCAATCATTCTTTGTATTTGCGTGTACCTTAATTTTATTCAAGATTTTAATGGCATTGTATTTTGCTCAGTTAAATGATCTTAAAATTTCTTTTAAAGACTATGCCTTCAAAATCGGCCATTTTATTCTACTAGCTATTTCATCTCTCGTTCTATCTCAACTAATGGCGATGTTAGCGAAAAAAGTTTTAAACGTTGAAAGCTCCTATCTAGATAATATGATTCTTTGGGGTAAACGCCCCTTGATAGATTCTATCAACGATATTAAAGATTACGCCAAAGAACTATTCTTCCCTCCAGTCGGAGACACTTTTTTTACACCGCTGTTTTTGATATGTGTTCTTTTACTGGTCATTGTATTAATTAATATGTCCTATCTGAAACGCAAAAATGTTTTTTTCATCTTTATTACCTTGTTAGGTATTCTAATCACTCCACTCATGTTTACAATTTTAGGTGGAAAACGTCCGGCAATTAGAGGTGAAGTACCTAACTTCCCTGCTGTTTTAGCGTTATTACTCATCTTTATTATGATTTACTGGGGATACAACTTTGTGCTTAAACATTTATTAGTTGGCATAGTAATTCTCTTTACTTTTATTCAAGTTCGGGAAACAACCAACCTAGAATATTCTGAGTATCTAACAGCGGAAGAAGATTTACGTACTGCGGAAATGATTACAAATAATATTTATTCAATGGAAATTGAGAATCCAGAATCCTATAAACTTTTAATGTATGGAAATCGTTCTCCTCGGAATGTTTCGAATATAAAAGGTGAAACAAACGGTGTTTCATTATTTGAATTCATGCCTAACTCGGTGCACACTAGTTTAAATACTCTAGTTTATATGAAAACATTTGGATTAAATTTTAATGATCCTACACCAGAAGATTTTGAAAAACACAAAGCTTTACAAGCGGAAATGAACGTCTGGCCTAGTAAAGATTCCATCAGAGTGGTAGATGATTGTATAATTGTTAATTTATCAAAATAAATTTCAAACTTCTGTTAATAAAAATAACCCTATTCTATTAGGAATAGGGTTATTTACATAAAATCATTTCACTACTGGAAACATTGCCTCTAGTCGAATATACCATGGCGAAGTTTTAGGCCAATCTTTTTTATAATATACCGGGATTTCTTTTCCATTGTTTTTACGATATAGCTCTTTAACAATATTAACTTCATCATTATGATATACTCTTCGTGTATTGACCCCATTACAAAACATCATTGTAGTTGCTGAGCCATTTATATCTAAAGCTCCAGTATTCGGATTAATTGGTCGTTCATATAAACATTGCATAGTTGTCAGTCCTCCATTATTAGTAATTTCTTCAGTACTTGCATCAATTTGTGCAAGTTTACCAGGATTTTGTTTGTTTATTGAATTATAAGTTGGTATTAACATATTAAAATAATTTTGATAGCCTGTCGCGGCATAGTCTGAATTTGCTCCACCTATGCGAAATAAGCCTTTACAGTATTCTTCAATTGAATTTGCACCTTCAACATTATATAAGCCATTTCTTTTTGATAATACAAATGCATATGCTTTAAAAAAATCGTTCATGGTTGCAAAATGAATATAATAACCACCTTCACCAACTGGTCTTGCTGATCCACGACTCATATTAATTCCTAAATCAGCTGGAACGCTAAAAGGTTCTGAAATTCCTGCCCAATTATTGTCTTTACTTCCAACAATTGAAATGCTTGGATCACCCCAGTGACTTTCAATAAACATTTGTGCAATCATAAAACTTGGCTTGATATTATATTTTTTTCCAGCAGAAATGATTAGACGAATATTTGATTCTGAAATGCTTTTTCCTGCATTTAATAAAGCTCCGCCCGTATAAATTCCACCATTGCCACCGTTATTACTAGAGTCTCTGCCAGAACCATCTAAATTAATTACTTCTCGTGGATTGATTCTCTGCCATTTACCACCACGCCACACTTCAAAATGAAGATGAATACCTGTGGCACCCCCAGTTGCTCCACATAATCCAAGAACCGTTTGATTTGTTACTTGTTGTCCTACTGATACATTTATAGTTGCTAAATGCCCATAATAGGTCCAGTAGTTATCCATATGTCTGATAACAATGTAATTACCACCAATTGGATGATTTGGTACTACCTCTTCTACTGTCCCAGATTTAGCTGAATAAACAGGTGGATTAGTACCTGCTTTTGGAGCTAAGTCAATGCCTCCGTGAATTCCTGCTTGTCCTCCGCTCAAATAATCAGGTTCATCCCATTCTTGAGTTGCTTGATAAGAAACAGCAAGAGGACTTAACCATGTGTCTGCCATAATTCCCCTCCTTAATATTCTTTCCATGCGTCCATGGAGAACATATGTCCTTATCTAAAGTCTATAACTAAACACACCCTTTTTTTGCTCAAACTTCTAACCAACCTAATTGTCGTGCTAATTCCTCTAAGAATTCACTATCCCTCCTTTTAATCGTTGATAAACTTAAATAAGTTTCATAGGCCACAATTTCATTCTTTTTACGTGGATAGCCATTTTTATACTTAGAAATAAAAATATCACGTACATCCGATGTTGCATCTGATAAAACCTCTTCAACTGTATTTAAAAAAAACTTATGAAAAACTATTTGGTTCAAACTTATTTTTTCATTTGACTTTTCTTCAAAGTATAAAGAAAAAGAAGATTGGGGGTAAACTAATGCATCTTCATACTTTTTTAATTGTTTTTCTATTTTTTTATAATCACATAATAATTGACGAATATGTTTTTTTATTTCTGATTTCATACTGCCACTCTCCTAATAAATTAATGTTTGCCCTGGATAAATTAAGTTAAGATTAGTTAACCTGTTTCGCTGTGCTAAAGCTTGGTATGTCGTACCAAGTTTGGCTGCAATACTTGATAAATTATCACCGTATTGAACCGTGTAAACGTTGCTTACTGCTGATCCATTTACTTTCAAAAATTGTCCAGGGTAAATAAGGTTTGGATTAGCCAATTCATTTAACGAAGCTAAAGTTTGATAATCAGTACCGTATTGGTAAGCAATGCTCGATAATGTATCGCCATATTGAACCACATGTGTTGCTTCTGGTTGTTTATCAGGAACAGTTGTTGAATCTGGCAATAGTTCAATATCGCCTTTACTAATCCACGATAAGATGCCTTCTAGCAACACTCTGCTTCCAGTTACTTCTTGCACTTTATAGCTGTTTCCTTTTACCCAATCTGGAATAGCTTCACCAGTTGCCCAAGCATCAACATTAAATTTCACTTTGACGGTATCACCGACTTCAACTGCAGAAGTAGGTGTTTTATCTGCTTCTTTACCTTCCTCAATAGCTGGTGTGTCCGTTTCTGGTTTGTCAGTAGCCGTATAACCATTATCAGTGATACCTGTTAAGTCTACGTTACCATCTAACCCACCAGCAATATAAGTAGATGTAAACTGCCAAATTGCAATACCATCCATACTTGGAAAATAGTTATACAATGGACTTGGTGTTACCTCATAACTAGGATATGCAGCAATCCATAAAGAGTTAGGAAATTCTTTAATAATTCGCTGATAATCTACATATTGCAATGTAAAAGGTTTGTATGAATAATACATTGGCGTGTACCCTGCTTGTTTAATTCGGCGCATGCCATATAGGATTGTTTCCGTATTGGCGTTTACATCAGGACTAGCTCCATGTTCAAAATCTAATGCAACAATGGAATTTTTAGGCGTTTGGATACGTGGCAAGAAATAATCCATTGTTGTTTTAGCAATGTCCATGCTACCGAACGTATCGTACCAGATATAAGTGTGCGCTCGTTTTCCTTGAGCAATGGCACTTGCTACTTGCGTTTTATAGGTATACTGCTCGTAAATACCACTAGCATTGTAGCCGCCAATTTGAGCAATAGCGAATTTATCATGAGCATAACCAAAACGACCTTGTTCACCTTGATAAATGGCCCAATCAACACCTTGATCGCCTTTGGTAGCAAATACATTTAAAGGCATAAAAAATAGAGCGATTAACGCTCCGACTAAAATTTTCTTTTTCAATTCGTTTACTCCTTGTCTTTTAAATTATATGCTGACACACCTGTTACTACTCCTAAAAAAGTTGCAATGGCATTGATAGTTAAAACAGCCATATCTGTTTGCTGCCATCCATAACCTTTGCCTAACGTTGCTACTAAAACAGATATGGCTGGAAGTACAGTAAGTACTCCCCATTTGATAATTTTGTAGTACTTATCTGGTAGAATCATTTTTTTGCTCCTTTCAATTCTATTATGTCATGTTCCGCTTCTTGCATTCGACCTTCTAATTTAAAAGTTCTTTCAATTACACCATTATGTTTTTCTACTTTTTTTTCTAACTGTTCTATTCTGTAAGCTGTCAAATTGGCACTAGCTACCACGCCAATAAACGCACCAAATGTACTGCCTACTAACCCTATTACAGCAACAACTATTTCATTTGACAAAATCATTCCTCCAATTTAAAAACCGCTTAGCTTTTTGCTAAACGGTTATTTCATTTAAATAAATTTATAAAAATCATTATCACGTTAAGTATCTTAAAAATCCTCTCAAATATAAAACCGTATATGAAGATTGATTAGAATTACTTTGAAATGCAATAGTATCGCCAGCTTTTACATCAAATACATCTGTCAAACCAGCAGCGTGTAATCCTCCTGTACCTTGATTGCTCCTGTTCATAACCGCATTATTCTTAGTAAGCTCAATATTACACCAACCTGCTGGAACGTTGGTTGTATAGCTAGTAACGACACTAATTATTCCATCTTTCAACACTTTGATTTTGTTTGCTGATAACTCAAAAAATTCATTATTAGTGATGACCTTTTGAGAAATTGGAATGACCTTAACCCCTGTACCACTAACTGATACTGTATTAGGGGCAGAAAAGGCTATTACTTTTTCAGAAATAACAGTTTGTCCAGCGATTTTCGGAGGATTCATAAAATCTTTTGTTCCTGCTATTTCTTGATCTCCAGTTTGAGTCACCGCTTGCCCTTTAATAGCATCTGCAACATTTTTAGGGCTCATATATTTGGTCGTTGATGTTCCAGCAGATGCTTCGCTATCAGTAGCAAATCCATAATTTTTAACATTTCCCAATCCAACTTGACTTGCGGTCACTTTATGTGGATTGTCTTGACTTTCCGTATGCTCCTTTAGTTGTTCCTCTCTTACAAAGCCACTTTTTGCTAATACATCTTGTGCATTAATACTAATTTCTAATTGAATAGCTGAATAGTCAACATCCAAATTAGCAGTTGTCACTCCATTTGATGGATCTGTATAGCTAATTAGATAGATAAGACCATCGCTAGTAATGAAATTTTTATCAGTTACTTGGACTGATAAATTTTTGTATTCGCCAGCATTTTCTTGAATTTGAGTAGTCCACGAGTCAGTTGACTCAATATAAGTGGAAACTTTAATTGTTTTGTTGTTAGGCGAAGTTGCTTTAACACGTTCACTAATAGTAAAAGCGACAAAGCTATCTTTTAATAAAACCACCGCTTCTTCTTGACTTAATCCTTCAAAATTTTGAGGAATTAATTTTTTGGCAGCTTCTAAAGCATTGAACACTCCTAACTGTTGTGGTATAACTCCGTTTTGCGTCGAACCACTACTTACTCCAGAATCATCACGACTTACTAATTTGTTGTAATCAGATTGAGAAATCTCATTCCATGTATCTTTTGGTTTTTTTAGTACTTTAGCTGTTACATCGGTAAAATATTGATTTGCATTTGTTGCCGTATTACCCGCTGTTTTTCCAGTGAAATCCATAGGTATTTTTACGTTTGTTGTTCCAGAAAGTAACGATACACCTTCAGATTTTGTCATGCGGTCATTAAAGTCAACCTGTAAGCGAGTAGCTAATGTTGATTGTGTTACTCCTTGGGTATCTGTTCTCGCCTGTACGATTTCGGGGTTACTGTCACCAGCTTCTCCAACAAGTTTTTCAAAGTCATTACGCAAAGCATCAAATTCTTGTTTATTGTTGTTTGCTGTAGATACTGCTTGATTTGAAGTATTAATAGCAGTTTGAGAATTAGTTAAAGCTTGGTTTGCTGTTTCATTCGCTTGATTCCCTGCTTGTTCTGCAATTTGTACGGCTTCTTTTCCGGCGTCGTCAGCAATTTTTTTGGCATCATTAATTCCTTCTGTCAACTGACTTTGATAATCATTTATTTTTTCAACCGCAGTATTAGATTGATCCAAAATTGCATTAATTTTAATTCGACCTTGATTCAGCGTGTCGGTTTCTTTAATTTGCTCGATAGCCATTTTCTCACTCCTACTCTGCATTAATGTATTCAATTGTAGCTTTTTGTAAAATACGATTTCCTATTTTGATGAATGGCGAACTATTATCAATCAGCTCTGCAAAATAATCATCTAACGTTTTACCTGATTCATCATTAATTATAAATTCTTCTTGTTTGCTAATTAGTTTTACTGTTAATCTCATTTAAAATTGTCCTCCTAGTTGTGATTGTATAAAAACACGACAAATAACTTGCGCTTCGATTCGTGCAAGTTTGTTAGGTATTATCTTGATTGTATGATTACCTCTAGAGATTTTACCTCCACTAGTTTTCCTAAGATAATTAACAATGTTTAATCTTTGTTGGCTAGTATCGTGTACTGGAATGGTGGTACCATCTACAACTATATCAACACTAGTTGCGCTACTTGGTGCCTCATAAATCCCCCATTCTAATGGATGGCTATGATCAGGTAAAGTAATTTGGTGTGTATGTGCTGGTATTCTTACTTGGTGGCTATGGCTAGGAACCGATATGCTGTGTGTATGGTTTGGTATGCTAACGACATGAGAATGTGCGGGTATATCAATATTGAATCTATGTGAGTGACTAGGCACATTGACTGTATGCGTATGATTATCTGCAGCACTTGCTGTTCTGAACGTTCCGCCACGTGCTTCCGTATATATTTCTCCACCGCCACCGGCTCTTAATGTTATTTTAGGAAGGGTTTGAGGTGGCCCTTGAATTACATTAAACATTAAATGGTCATGACTGCCATTAGCACTACTTGTCTGTGCACTTCCTCCATCAGTGTTTGTAGATCCCCCTTGATAAGATCCTCCTCCTGATCCAGAAGTTGTAGAACCTCCTCCGCCAGCTGAACTTGAAACGACACTTCCGCCACCAGCAGAGCTCGTTTGTGTTGAAGCTCCACCAGCTGACGTACTTTTTACTGTAGCTCCTCCGCCTTTTACGGCTTTTGTATAACCACGATAGCGCTTAGTTTTAAAAGTCAGTTCCACAGTATTTACATGAAATACATCATCATCTAAGAAGAATTCAATTTCTGCTGGGTATGCCTTTTCACAGTTATCTTGATAACTATAGTTCAAAATATTCGTTGCGCCTTGCGAATACGTCTCATTTATTTCCTGTTTACGTTTCAAATCAGACATTGTCGTAGTAAAATCGTCAGATAAATTACCAAGCTCTAGCTGAATATCTTGTGGTGCGCCGAATACATCCTGTTTTGTCTCTTTTTTAATACGCAAATTTATACTTCCAAAGTCATCTGTGTTAATCATAATTACAGTTCCTTGTCTTAACTTATCAATGCTTAAAGGTTCATCTGTTAATTTCAATAAGTCAGCCGCAGTCACATCCCAAGAAATTTTAGGTTGCGCCCATTTTTTTAACATGTTGATTGCATTGTCTTTTAAAGCTTGTGGAACTGTGAATCGTTGGTCGACCCAAACATATTCAACTAAACCATGTTCTTTTATAGACTTTGCATCTTCTACATAAGGAATATTTTTATTTACCGATTTAATATTTATCTGATTGACGCCTTCACCAGCACCTAAAGGATAAACTCGATTAACTAAATTGTTAGGATCTCTTTCAATCTCAAAGCCTTGCATGTTATATCCTTCTTGAATACGAGCAATAGGTTCTTTTGGTGGCTTCACTAAAGATAATTCGAATGGATAAACTTTGGTATTCCATTGCCACATATAGTCTTCATCAAATGCTTGAGGAATACTAAACAAAGCATCAGCGAGACCATTTTCATTTTCCCATGCATAACTAAAATATCGAGTGAATTCACATTTTTTTAAAACCCAGTGTTTTGTCCTTTGTTTATTCAAAAGATAGTTAATAACATCAACCGTTTTTCGATTCACTAGTTCATGATAACCAAAAAGAACCGTGTCTAGCAAAGTACACAGGGCTTCATTTGCCGTATACGTAATTGAATTGTTACTAGCATCTTTGCGAACCGTTGAAGGCATAACACGGTATAACCCTATATATTCATTCTCATTATCTGTTAGTTCAACCCATAACATTTCTTGCAAAAATTCATTTTTAGGATCATCCAACGGCATTGAAAATTCAAGATTCCCTATTTGGTTTTCAATTTTTTCATAACTGACTTGATAGGCATTGTCCAAAACTGCCGTATATTCCCTTTTTAAATCCATTGCCATCAACATATTTTAGCAACACCTCCTATAAAAAACGATTTGGATATCGAATAGTTAGATTAAAAGTACTATCTTTCGCTTGGATGTATAGTGGCTCATTTGGATAAATATAAAAATCGTTCATAGGACGAATCATTGGCTTCCCATTTTTCGTAATATTAAACTGTTCTGTATCGATTACTATTTCTGACTTATCAAAATCACCAATATCAATAGTATCGCTTCTAGTTTTTATCCACACGCCTCTACCAGTACCTTTTATAGTAATAATCGGTTTTACTTTTAACCCTTCGACAGTTGGATATATTTCAATTGGTTTCACTTCTTGACCGTTATCTCCCATTAAATAGGAACGATTTTGAAAAGTAATCATGGTAGAACCCCAATAAGCCCCACCTTCGATAACAATAGGTAAGTCAACTGCACCTGAGCCTGTATTCCCCATTAAGTAATTTGCTTGAAATGTAATGGTTGGCGAACCCCACATAACACTAGTAGCATCGCTTCGAGTATATTTATATGGATTGTTCAACAAAATTGTAAATGTACCAACGACTCGATTCAATCCCTCAGGAACTGCATCAATGTCTGATTTACTACCCGACCAAAGCATTTCTGGTTCATCATTAAACCAAATCTGTACATCTTTTTCTGTAAACAAGGCAACGTTTAGTCTGTTAAAAGAATCCCTAAACGCTTCGTTAGAGTTAGCCTCAACTTTGAATTTAACTGTTAATTCTCTTTCCGGAATACGAGCATAAACATGTCGCATTCCATCACGAATTCCCAACTGGTAGCTTTGTATCTCAGTAGGAGCTAACTCTCTTCCAACAACAGATAATGTTCTATAACCTAGAACTAAATCTTCTAAAAAGGAACCATTAAAATTCATGGCTTCCGAAGGCAAAGAGGCTTTTGTTTGTTGTTCATTTACATCAATAAAGTTGTATAACATTTAGCGCCTCCTTCCTAAAGAAACATTCTTTTTATCTTTTTGATTCTGCAATTCTTTACTCATTGGTTTAGCAATAACCCTTGCAACCTCTGAACTATCGAAAATAACAGGTACCTCTACAGTGAATTTTGAAGATACATCTCCGGCAAATGCTAAGCTTTGTGATCCTCCACTAAATGACAGATTTGAATTTAAATTATCCAGCGCTGGCATGGCTACCTTTTTACTTAGTCGTTGCATAGATTTTTCTACAAAGTTTGAATATTTATCAATACCAACCGCTACTCCTGCTGGAATCATTTTACCTACTTCATCACGCATTACACGTGAGGGAGAATGAATGTCCATAGCACTTTTCATTGTACTTACAATTTGATCTGCCACACCTCTTGCTGCAGCTAAAGCACTATTAGCATTAGCATTAATGCCATTAGTCAATCCATCAATTGCATTTGCACCAATAGAATTCATTTCTGATGGCAATTTATCCATTGCAGAAATTATTTTATCAACAATCGCCTCCACAGCTCTTACTGGATTCATTGCGTTTTGTTCGATACCGTTTGATAATCCAGAATCAACATCTTCGCCAATTGAGTGAAATACACGAGAAGGAGAGTGAGAATCTAAACCTTTTCTGGCACCAGAAACAATATCATCAATCATTTGATTAGATGTTTTTACAGGAACTCCTTTGCCGTCGTCAACACCTTTTTCTAAGCCTTGAGGAATGGACTTACCTATACCTCTAAAATCAGCTTTTTGAACTTCGCCTTTTATGTCTTCCCCGACTTTAGGAACAATTCCCTTGGTCATTTCTTCGACTGCTGTACGCCCGTTTTCAATACCTGCTTTAAAATCATCAGTTACACTTAGGCCCACGCTGTTAAAGTCTGTATTCTTAATTTGAGTCATCAAAGTTTCTTTTTGAGTTGGTATAAGAGCTTGAATTTCCTCGTTCAAACCATTTTTGCCTAATTGATAACCTTCTTTCATTGCATTCATAGAAGTTTCACCAGTGTTACGATAGACATCATTTAAGCGTTGTAATTGTTCGTCTGATGCATTAACAAGCTCTGCTGCTTGTGCTGCACCCTCTGGCCCCATTTTTCTTAGTTGTTCCAATAACCCTTGGTCAACATGTCGTTCTGCAAGTGTTGAAATATTTTGTCCCCACTGTGCGACAGCTTCTTGATTTTTCTGTAAGTTAGCAGCCATCTGATCAACCGAAATAGCTTGCTTTTGTTCAATAACATCAAAGGCACTCCCTACTTTTTCTTCAAGTGATGAATATTCTGAACGCATTGCATCCATTGTTTCTTTCGTCTTACCACTTAAAGCATTGTATGAAACTGTTTGATTTAACACACCATTTTCCACAGCTTGGCTTGCACGCTGCATTGATTGTTCATGGGCATTAGCTGTATTTATAATTTCATTCGTTAATTCCTGTTGAACGCCCTTTAACACTTGCTCTTGCTCGCCCAACTTTTCAATATTTTCACGAGCTTCTTTTGTATTCCCGCCAGATTCTTTTAATGTCTGATTCCATTTTTCTCTAGCGGCATTGATTTCCATCAGCTTCGCTTCATTATCATTTCGTTCTTTTAACATTTGATTAATGTTTTCTTGAGCTTGAGAAGCTTCATCTAAAGCATTATAGGCATCAACTTGTTGTTGAATTGTTCCAGGCATTTCAGATAAAATATTTTTTTGATCGTCATAAACTAAGTTTAAACCTGTCATTTTACCGTTCAATTCCTCAACAATTTCCACCATACGTTTTTTCTCGCTGTTGCTTAATTTTTCTTTAGCAGAGAGCATTTCCATTTCAGAAATCATAGATTGGAATTTTTCTTTAGTATTATCCAATTCAATAGCTTCATCTTTTCGTGATTGGGTATGTTCTTGATTCTTTTTAATCAAGTCATCTGTAGTTTTCATAAGGTTTTCTTGTTCTTTTTTAACTGCCTTAGTTGATTCAGTTTCCTTATTTAACCATTTCCACAAGTTTACCCCTACAGCTACTAGTCCACCTATTGCAGCTGTTACCCAACCAATAGGGCCCATCAACAATTTCATAGCGGTACTAAAAACAGTTGTAGCTACTGTAGCTAAACTAATTGTTCCCGTCAAAACACCAACGATTGTATTTTGCGCCACTAAAAGACCAGTTTTTATTGCTATTGCTACAGAATTGGCTTTATCGGCTGCTAAGTTTAACATCCATGCTTTTCCGAGTGCTGTTGTAGATAACGTAGCCAGTTTTGATATTCCATTGTATAAACTTATTGCGGTTGTATAAGCTTTGATTGCCAATTCAGATTGTTTTATATAGCCTGTCACTTGCTGAATTACTTTCAACGCTGTAAAGGTGGTAGCAAAACTGGCAATTGTTGGTAGTAATGGTGTTAAAGCTGTACCTATCGAAGTAATAGCTTTTCCGAATAGTTTCATCAATGGGATAGTTGATTGAATCGCTGCATCAATTGCCTTAAAAGTTATATTCACTACATTTTTTAAAGAGTCCAAATTTTCGGCAATATTTTTCCCTGTCACCGCTTTGGATAATTCATCAAACGATTTAATAACTGTAGTTACACCTTTAACGGTGGCTGTTTTGATGTTTGCCCATGATGTTTTGATACCTTTTGAGTTTTTCTTTGCTAAATCCGCAAAACCACCTACGCCTTTGTCCAACTCAATCAAACGATTATTGAACTCATTAAATGTAATATCTCCTTCTTTTAAGGCATCATATAATTGGTTAACTGAGTTTACACCTTGTTCTTTGAAAGACTTAGCAACTTTATCCATAGCTATTGGCATTGTTTCTTGTAAAGTTCGCCAAGACTGCATATCAACTTCACCCTTACCGAGCATTTGAATATATTGTTGCATACCACGAGTCGCATCAGCAGTTGAAGCTCCAGAAGCAAGAAAGGCATCATTTAATGCAATAGCTGTGTCAGTTCCTTTACTCAAGCTACCAGTTGAAATTGCTAACTGTTGCGTATTTGATACGATTTCATCTAACGATGTAGGAAGCCCATCAATCCCATCACTTAACTTAGTCATTGATCTATCTACATCTTCTGTTGAGTAACCTAAAGCCTTCATAACTACAGGATATTTATTCAACGTATCAAAACGGTTAATAGCTCCTTCAACAGAATCCTTAACCATATTTACGGCCGTAGATACTAATTTTACGGCACCCACACCTGCTCCAATACTAAGAATTGACTTGCCTAATTGATTCCCTTTAGTGGTGCTTTTATCCAATCCATCCCCTAGCTCACCAGATTGCTTGTTTACACCAGCCATTGAACGTTCAGCGCTACTCATCGTGCTACTAAACGTTCTATCAGTAGCAGTAAGTATTGCTTCGACTGAATATGATTCCATTATTTTCCTCCTTTCCTACTTATTTGCTTTTCTTAATAAATCAATTGCTCCTATATCAACTTTTTCATCAATTAATGATTTACCCAAAATAAGCTTCTCTCGTTCTTCATAATTGAAAAACTTATTGAATTCCTTATAATAAGGTTCAGATTTTTTACCTTTAGTCGCCTTAATTTGGTTATTTAGCCAAGATTGAAGATAGAGGTCTCTTTCATGGTCAAGTCTTTTTAACTGAAACGCCAATAGCCTAACTTCATATTCATACAAAGTCATTCGTTCAATTTCTGATAAGTCAGTAATTTCTAGGTAACGAAAACAATTAATAAGAATATTTTCATAAGCTTCAGCTGAGGTTAGTTCCTCTCTTACTTGTTCTCCATCAGAGCTTTCTTGAAATTTCTGACCGTTAACTTTCCCGCATTGCTTTCTTCTAAGTTTTTCAACGTTTCATCAAATAACGCCTCAATATCATCAACAGTTTCAACAAACTCATCTACTTCATCCTTAGAAGGTCTACTTTTTTCCGTAATGGTAGCTGTGTAAAGTACATCAGATAAAACAACGATATTTCCACTTACTAGCTGCGGTAATAATGTTGTTAGTCCCATCCCAAGATTTACATCATTGCGAACTACCCCATGCTGCTTATCCAATTCACGAATAAACTTGACTCCAAAAATACAGTTATATTTTTTTCCTTTAATTTCGATTTGCATGCCTTTTCCTCCATAAGAAAAGGACAGCCGCTAAGCTGCCCTCTAAATTTATATTTTAAGCTTGATTATTCAATGTTAAGGTGTGTTGAGCTGTTTTTTTACCATCCTCTGTTGTTCCTGTTGTGGTATAAACACCAGCCGGTACCGCTTCTGTCCAAGTAATATTTCCTGTTTCAGAGACAGCAAGACCTTCTGTTACAGGTGAAATATCATAGTTTACCTTCTTGTTGGTTGCATTTTCAGGTAAAACAGTTGCTGTGATTTGTCGGCTACCTGCAGCACCAGCATCTGCTGTGGACGTTTTAGGAGAAAACTCTAAGCCAGTTACAGCAATAGACAATGTTTTAAAAGCTGGAATATCTACTCGCTCTGATTCTTTCCCATTAACAACACGAGTTACTTGGTACTCACCAGCCGGCACTGAAGTGTTAGGTTCCATTCCTGTTATAGTTAAAGGTGATGTGCCGGAAACAACTTCGGTTTGGTCTTTATAAATTTTAAAAGTATCCACCATATTTATTTTCCTTTCTTAACTTAATTCAATAGAAGCCCCATCGAATGTAGGAGTTACACTTCCCACAGAAGGGCTATCTACTTTCCCGGATCAGCTGTTTCAATAGTCGTATCTTTGAAGACATATTGAACTACTTCTTCTTGATCAGCAGTTAATGTTGCAAATCCTTTTGCGCCTTTACCATTGATACCAAATTCTAATGAAACTTCTACGGTGTCTTCAGCATTAGGCGATTTACCAAATGATGTTACATATCCTTGGTAATAGGTTGCCTTGTACTTGTCAGCATTATCTCCTGTACCTTTTTCTGCTTTGTTGATTTCCCAAATTTCAATAATATCGTCATTGTCTAAAGCTTCCTCTAGTTGATCAACATACGGATCACCGACTGATAAAATAGATGTTGCTGAAAAATCAATTTCCAATGATCCTGGGATACGAATCGGACCATCTTTAGTGGCCACGGAGTCACTATCTTTTGTTTTTGTATTTTCATGTTCTGTCTGGAAAGCTAATTTCCATGCTGCTTCCTCTTTTGATTTTTTTAACAAACGGAAAAGTAAAATAATATCAATACCTTTAGCCGCTACTTTTGCTTCATTAGCCATTTACATTCCTTCTCTCTATAGTATTTTGAATTCTAAAGATATCATTGCCCGCTTCAATGGTGTGTTAGTCGAAATGTCATCTACTAACCGAATACCGCTTGATTGGATATTGAGCGACCAATAATAACCTTCCGTTTCAGAAATAGATAGAGCCTCAGCAAAAATTGCTGAAGCCATATCCGATATTTGTTTACGTTTTTTTGCCAATCCCCATACAGATAGATTCAATGTAACCGAACCTTTAATATCAGTTTTGTTGGCTTGGTGCAGTGTCTGAGTATCTTCTAATTCGACAAATGGATAACCTACATCATTCATAGGTTTATAATCGTAGGTTTCATAACCCAGTGATTGACACTTCTTATACACTTCATCGAAGATTGATTGATCTCTTGTTTTAATCATTTCATCAACCTTTCCAAGTCCGTTCTAAATTTCACTTTTTGTTGTTTCAGCGGTGGTAAAAAGAAATCACGTTTCACCATAAATCTCGTACCGTTTATTAAATACGGTGCGTATTCCGTTCCTGGTCCTGTATGCCCAGAAAAACCATTGTTCGAAAGCCTCATAACGATACTTCTTTTTGTTGCCCCAGTAGGTTTAACAAACTTTTTACCTTCCCAGTGTCCAGTTAACACTTTTCCGGCTTCAGCTTGCATATTGGCGGTTAATTCTGCTGTGTTATTTCTAACAACTTTTTTCACATCATCAAGTTGAGCATTTCTCTTTAGTTTTTTAGAAATTCCAGCTAATCCATTAATTCTTACTTGACTTCTTGCCATCAATAGTCACTTCCTGAATAATCAAGCTATTTCTTAATGCAGGAACTCTACTTGTAATAACTTCCCAAGTTTTACCCTCAAACTCAATGTAATCAAATTCTGGAATAACGAAAAGGGGCTGTGTCCTAATGACCTTAGCCCCTTCTTTAATGCTTCCGAAAATAGTAATAGAACGATCTGTACCAATATCAGTTACATTGACATCAGCAGTTTTTCTAAACGGTTCTTCTTCAATCCATTCACCTGAATTTGGATCATAATGCGATTCTGAAGATTTTTTTACAAAGGTAATTTCATCTAAATATCTCATGAAAATGTAAACCTCCCACGTTTAGGCTTATAAAGTTCTTCTATTTCCTTATTCTTATACTCTTCAATCTCATCTTGATATTCAGAAAAATCAGAGTCTGGAAATGCCATAGATAAACCTTCTTGAGAATAAGATTGCATTCCTTCTTGGCCAATACGATTAAATCGTTTTAAAGTGACTTCATATACAACTGAATCAAAACTTTTTGGTAACTCAGTGACATTCAATATATTTTGAAGCCGATCTTTTGTACGTCTTTCAATGATTTCTAATTTTTCATCAAGACTGCCATTTAATAATTTTTTTACATCATTTGCTATCTCTGACATCAAAACACCACCTAAGTTAGTTCGATTGTCGCCCCATTTGTTGTCGGTGTTACTTTTCCGACAACAGGGCTAGTTACTCCCCCGCAGCTTTTGGTTGAATCTTAGCAAATGCTTCATCTTTGATGACCATGAAACCAATATCCATTGTAGCTCGTAAAGCAACCAATTCTTGTTCGTACAAGTTGACAGGCGTACCGTCTTCATTCGTTAAAGTAGATAATTGAGCTTCTTCTGAAATTTTGAAATTAATGTTAAATGGGATACCATAGCGCAAGTAATCAAAATCACCAGTATAAAGGTTTCCCTTATCCATAGATTTTAGATCTGCTACAGGTAGTCCATCAATAGTATTGCTGACACGATCATAAATAAATTGAGTTGTGTCACCAATTTTTTTACTTGCTTCACGTAACACTGTACGATTCTTACGATTAGAAATGAAAGCATTCGGATCGTATTCACCTTCTCCAAGCAAATCCTCTAATGCTAAAATATTGTCATATGTCAAGTCGCCCTCAATTACATTACTAGCTGCAATGACAGATTTTTCAATAGATTGAGAGAATGGATTTTCTTTATCAAGGATAGTAGCCGCATCAATTTTCTTATAAAATGCTTCTGCGATTTTTGGTTGCATTTGAGTAAAGAAATCAGACATCTTATAAGTTAAATATTCCCGAGAAACTGGGATAATAACACCAATTTTTTTCGCAGTCATCGTTACGTTTAACCATTTAGGTTTAGACGTTTTAATCTTTTCGCCTTCACCAACCCAGTACGCCCCAGGACCTTCTGCAAAGTATTCGAATTTCTTTTCTTTGCCGTCCATTTCTTCATATTTAGCCAACTGCATTAACTTAGAATTTTCCATCACATCTTTTAAAATTAACGTGTTGTACTTATCTGGAATTGTTCCATCTTTTTTCTCTAATACAGTGACGTTGTCTGGATTCCATGTTTGAGCAAACATTTGAATATCCATTTTCATTAATTGTTTTTTCTTCATTTATATTTCCTCCTATTTTACAATTCGTTTACTTGCTGCAAGAGCTGCAACTGATTCGGTTTCTTTTTTATCAGTTGAAAATTGTCCACCCTCACCTGGTGTTTTTTGGCGAGCATTTTCTTTCTTAATCATTGATACATAGTTCGTAACAATAGCGACAGCTTTTTTTGTAGCTTCCGCATCATCTGAAACAATCAATCCTAGCAAATCATCGTCATGCGGCAAACTAGCCTCTGAAAGCATTTTAGAAGCTTCCTTTGACATGGAAACTAATGCTTGACTACGTTCCAATTCCGCAATTTTTGCTTCTAGCTGTTTCTTTTCATGTTCAGCTTTTTCCTGAGCATTCATTTTTGCCAGTTTTTCTGCTTCTGCTTGTTTTTCTTGTTGCTCTTTTTCCCAAGCTTCTTTTGTTTTTGATACTTCAGCAGCGATCATTTTTGCTACTTCACCACGAGAAAACGTTTTTTCATTACCTTTATCTTTGCCGCTGTCTCCTGGCGGTGTTTGCTCTTGACCTCCGGCCGGTTGGTCCGTACCTCCAGTGCCAGTATCTGGATTATCAGCAAAGAATTGTAAATGCATTGGCAATAATAGTTTTTTTGTTTTCATGATTATCCTCCACGGTTACGCCGCTACCCGATATATTTGATAAGTTACGCCTATCAATCGAAACAGCTTTCTCTTTAGTGCCTGTAAGCAGTAAGAAGGCAATATAAAAAGCCTAACGTTTGTTAGACTCTTCTCTCTTTAAATATTCTTCATAATCAGCATCTAAGTAATCGTAAGGATCGTCATTCATAGAATCACTCCTTTCTGCCGTATTTTTCATAAACTTGTTTTATCTGATTGATATTATCCGTTTGAATTAACATTTGTTCACCATCATCAATAATAATTGAGATAAATTTAGGTTTACCTTCAAGCAATTTCTGAACTGTTTCATCATTAATGAGACAATCTATTTGCTTAAACGCGCCAGTTTCATCGTCAACACCTGACCAATAAACTAAAGAATAACTTTTCAACTTGATCCCTCGACTTCTTTTCTTAATTTAGAAATTAGTCTGTTTAGCTTTTCTGTCAATTTACCTTTCTTTTTTGTGCCAAAGTTTGTTTTTCTTTGTTCATGCATTAATAGCTTAATTTCGGTATTCATATACATTATTGTCGCTTTATACCCACAATTGGCACATTCAGCATAATGGTGTTCAATATCCTTCGTGATATTTTCAGATTTTCTAACTAACGGAGTGTATTTATTGCATTGATTACATTTATATAGATTATCCATTTACAAACCTCTTTCTTTCAGCGACTTTTCATAATCTTCACTAACTTTAGGGACAGTAGAGCATTTGCAATGGGGATGCATGTATGGAGCATTAATGCCTTTTTTCATCTTTAATACTTTATAAGGACTACCCTTAGCTACTCTTTTACATATTTCACAGGCAAATGGTTCTGCAATGTAATCATATTCTTCGATATCTGCATCTAAGTAACTTTGCTTTTGAATATCTGTTTGAATACCAGATATTTCAGTCATCATCAACCTGTTTAGCTTGTATCTTATATTTAGTTGGTTGGGCTTTAAAAATTTAGCCATCTCTTTTGCGACGGCTCTTGGATTTTTACCTTGAGTGATTGCCTGAGTGATTGTTTTTTCTAAATCAGCTTTCATTTCAACAAAATTTTGCCAAATGTTATCACTAAACGAAGGGAAGTCACTTGATTTGAATGATGCATTAACAATTTTTCTAACCTTAGACGAATAATTTTCTTTAACGGTTTCGCCTAATATTCCCGCCTGTCTTAAATACTCATCTTTTGCTGCTTCAGATAACTGAGAATATCCCCACTTGTCAAGCTCATCAAACAACGTGATTAGTTCTAAGCCAATCCGAGACTTTAATAGCTCTAATCTAGACACTCGCATTACTAAGTTATAGATTTTCAATTCTTTATTGGCCTGTGGACTAAAGTCTTTATTTTTCACATATTCCTTCGCTTTTCTTTCGAAGCGTTTTACGTCCATCTTATTAGCCATTTTTCTTGCTTCGCTAATCGTAATCTTTTGACCATTGGAAAATCTATCCCAGTTAGCTTCAATTTCGGTTTGAATCGCATCAATAGCATTTTGAAGCTGTTGAACAATTTCTTTTTCTCTATTGCGATCTAGCTTCATCTGTTCTTTGATCCAAGATTCTTCACGATTTTTCAAGTAGGACATTCAATCATTCCTCCTCGGTTTCCTTTTCCGATTGTTTAGCTAAAAATTTTGCCTGATTTACTTTCGTTTTGGCTACTTCTTCATCAGTAATATCTAATGGTTTATTTTCATTTTTTACACGTTCTAATTCAGCTTGAACATCATCAACAAACGAAGCTAGACCTAAAATTGTTTCTTGGCTTAACTCAGCTCCAGAGTCAATCAATGTTTTTAATTCTTCTAGAATTGCTTTCGGAAGATTAGGAGTAAAGATAATTCGCAATCCTTTTAAATCGGAGTTATCAATCTCAGAAACACTTGATTTCAGATTAAATAAAAGACGATAGCGCCGCACAAGACTTTTTTTAAATAGTCTTTGCTTTACTGCCGTCATTTGATTGAAACCAAACATTTTATACTTCATTGCTTCTCCTGATTGAACACCAGAAAAATTTGTATCTGTTAAATCTGGAATCATAGATATTTCATGTATCCCTTTCCTCACTCGTTCTTTGTAAGCTTCAACGCCGTTTACATCGTATTGTTTATAGATGTAGTTAGCATTCACTGAGGTCTTGTTACCGTTGATATCTGTGCCAGATTCAAGCAAAAGCATGTTCGCTTCTTTTTGCTTAATAGCATCTTCGGTTGATAGACCCACTGCTTCGATGTCCCCACTAATCACTAACAGCGCATCGTTTAAATCCGTCATGTAATTAGCAGTGTCAGACTGTCCAGCATCATACAAATCGATTTGAGATAAAATATCTTCATACAATCCCATTCTAAAACGATTAGGAGAGAACTCAGTTATCTGAACTTCTTTGTAATCATGAGAATCCTCTTTTGGATCACTTAGTTTAATCGTAGCAAGAGTCGTTTCAGCGTAAGTAATGATTTTGTCTTTTGTGTAAATTATCGGTTGAATATACTGTTTGTCTGCATCTATAGTAAATTTAGTTTTAGGATAACGAACAGCAAGTATTGGTCTACGCTTGACCGTTGTATCATAAACAACAAACGTTTCAAAAACATTGCATAGATCAACATAATCAACGTCATCTTCATCTCGATATATGATTTCATAAGCTCGACCGTATTTATCCATATCTAACCACAATTCTCCATTCAATCCATCAATGTCATTATCTTGATTGAAATTATCAATGGCCTCTTGACTAGCTTTATTATTAATTTGGACTTTTAATGGATTGCCTGTATTGTATCCAACATCAAACGTTGCAAGAACTTTTCCAAAATTATGAGCAGCTCTATGGTCTGCTTTTTCTTTTTCCTTACGGCGACGATTTTTGATGATGTTTGTATTCTTCGCTTTATAATAATCATCCAAAACCTGTAGACGTGGAACCTGGTGTTCATTATGGTGCGCAATCATTTTTGCTAAAACATCAGCATTCTCCAACAATTCATCCGCAGAACTATATCTATAATGAATATTGGATTCTACGCCAAAGCTAACAAAATTTTCATTCACATCACTTGAATAGCTGATGTCCGATCCATGTTCAAATTCATTAACTTTTAGGCCTTCTTCATTTTCCATTGCTTCTCCTCCTTTATAATCCTAATTCTTTGATACGCTTAATTTTTTTCTTTGTATCAGATTTCTTGTATGCGTATCCTATTTTTTCTCTTATCGGTAAAAACCCATACTGACTAGCGTTTATAGTATGGTCGTTCTTGTCTTCTGGCTGATCTCCATCATAAGCGTATGTGTTTAACTCATGTATATGGACATTACAAGTATCTACGACTAAGTATATAGGGGCTTTTCCATCTGAATTAATCCAGCCTAACATTAAATTAATACGATCAATAATCTTCATACGCTTATCAGAACCAACAATTGTATATGCATTAGGTTTAAGTCGTTTCAACTTATTTAGTTCTGTAATAGTAGCTTGATCGGCATTATCAACATAGACCATTCGAGAAAAGCCCCACTTTTTTCTACACCTATCAAGAAATTGAATAAGATTAGCTGCTACATCACTTGGGGAAAAAGGTATATTTTCGTCTTTATTATTTTTAACTTCTTCTTCGAGTATCACTAATTCTCCAACATCTGTGATTCCTTGAAATATAAACGAAATTGTATCATTCGATTGCGCTGAATAAGATGTATCTACGCCACAAGAAAAATGAACATAGTTCTTACTCATCGCTTTTTGTTCTGTAATCACGTTATTTTTGTATTCGAAATTAGAGAACACAAGGCCTTCCGCTCGACCTCTAATACCTAGAATTTTATTTTTATATAATTTAGTTCCTGTCGGTACAGCAGATATTATTTTCTGTTTCTTTTTTTCAGTTAATCCATCATTATGAGAAAAACCAAAAAACCAGTGAACCCATCCTGCTTTGGGAGACTGGTTCAACTGATCATTAATCTCTCTAGGTGCATCATTTTCATACTCAGGTAATGGCCTAGAATGGTTTATGTACTCGTGATAAATTGGTAATTCAGGATCATCTGGATTTAGAGTAGCCATTACATAATCGGCACGCATAAAAATTTCTCGTACATATTCCATGTCTGCGATATTTATTTCATCAATGTACAAACAACCATATTGGCCACCAAGAACCTTTTTCCAACGAGCTTTATTGTCATAACCAAGAACATAGACTATTTTTTCACCTTTAGATGTTTTATATTTCAAATGCGGTAAACTATGATCTTTATTCCCTTTAGAATGGTAGGTTACCAGATCTCCAAATATATCTATAATTCCCAATTCGGATTGTATAATATTTTTTTCGATTGTACCTAAATCTAAACCGCTAATGATGTGCAGTTTTCTATCTGATTCAGCAACTTTAAAAAGAAATTTTACAGCACCTACAGTGGTCTTCCCAGCTGCTGTGGTCCCCTCGAGAAATTCAACATCTGTGTCATATTTCAGAAATCTTTTATACTTAGGTGACAAAACCAACTCAGTCATCTTCATCACCTAATTGCTGTAAGATACTATCAAGTTTATCTGTTCTTACAGTCGCTGAAATCTCCTGTTTATCAGTGAACAGCGCATGACGTTTACCAAGTAATTCGGCTGCTTTAGTCCTCTCCTCAGTGCTAGGAGTATATTCATAGCTTTTCTGATGCGTAAATATTTCCCCTTCATCATTAGTTGTTTCGGTATTATAAACACCCTTCATTTTTTCACCACGCATGGTGCTAGTGAGATACTCTAGGACTTCTTGTGCATCTGCAACTCTTTCGTTCTGCATCTTTTCTAGCTGTTCATCGATATATTGCTTCACGTTAGCATCTGTTAGCAGTCTACTTGCATTCACTCTTGCTGTGGTGTCTTTTTTTATGTTTGGATATGCGACTTTATACGCTCTCGTACCATTCATATCAATTAGCCATTCATCAGCAAAAACCTGATGTTTTGGATTCCTTATCATGTTATTCACCTCCTATGTAATTTTATGTATAAAAATAGACCACTCACTGAGCGATCTATAATTATTTACTACTGTCCTTCTTTGGCTTTATCCCATTCTATTTTTAAATAGTTTCTGAATTCTTTACGAATCTCCTGTACATTTTTAGCTACCATTATAGGATACTCATTAAATTCATCCTTCAATAGTTCATTTAACGGAGTTTTATTCACATATTCTCCGTTAATTTCCCTCATAAATAACTCTAGTATAATTAATTGATTAGGAATATAAGTAATAATTTTTTCTATGTTTTTATGTTCCTCCTGATGACTAAAATAAAGCAATATATTCTCAGATATACATGTAATTTTCACTTGTTCTTCTTTTAGAGATTCATTTAATGGCGTTAGTTTTGCTTTTTCAGATAAAATTATATTGTCATCTGGTTCATCTTTCATTCTCTCTATTTGTATTAGTTCTGCCGGTTCAATCATAGAACGCATGATATTCTCTAAAATTGATAGCCTGGCAATATACTCTGATACCAACTCACGTACGTCACTTATCCATTCTATTCTTGCCTTTGCTTTTAAATTAGCGTCAATTTGTTTTTGAGTTATTTCTTTTTGAAGTTCTTCATTTTTCTTTGTCTGTCTATAATTAATATATACATTTGCAAAAATTCCCGCTATAGTTCCACCAAAAGGAATCCATAATTGCCACCATTCCATCTAAAACACCCCTGATATTTTTTTATTTAAGTATACCAAAGGTTTAGTTTTTATAATAGCAGCACTCGCAAACCTATAGAAAAAAAGAGAAGGCTCTTCACCTCCCCTCTAATAAGAGAACGTATCAGTTTGCGAGTGATAGTGTGATCAGTGTTAGCAACGAGATAATATTTATTTTTGATTTCCTTACACTTCTCACAATACTAATTTACCATGTAAAATAACCTCGATAGTGCACAAATAGTGCAAATTATATATCTAAATTTAATTCTTTTGCGATTTCTTCAAAAAATATTCTTTGTAATTCGAAGGCCTTTCTTCTACTACAAAATATTTTCCCTTGATCAATTAATCCTTGCATAGTGAATCTAGGCCGTTTTTTAAAATGAAGTTCTTGAATGATAGTGATGGTATCTTCACACGATTCACTAAGCACTTTGTCAATAATGCGTTTATTCCGTTCTAAGCTTGCTAGCCGCCTGTCTTGTTCAATCGTAATAAGTAAATTGGCAGCAGCTTCATTATTTCCGTGTGATCCTTTAATGCCACTGTTCAAATCACTTTCTCTATATGGATAGCGTAATTCTTCTTCGCGTTGCCGAATATAGTCATCGGTTTTATAATAGTCTCCTAAAATATCTTTGATATAGTTAAATGTTGACGTCCGCAACTAATCATCATCTCCTAATACTGTTATCGGTCTGCCATATTTTAAAATTTTCCATTCGCCATCTTTCATATTGGTTTTATTCATATGATTTCTTTCATCACGAGCAATCGTATAATCGAAAAATAAATCGGCTTGCTCTGATCCATGCAGGTACTCAACATACACGCCGTCTACTTGACGGCCCAGTATATATAATTCTGGATAACTTAGCATTGTTCTTCTCCTTCAAGAGATATAGTCGCACCAGTGATTTTTAAGCCAATTAGTTTACTTAAAACCATAATTGCTTCATCCACTAGCAATCCATCTCGTTGAATAGAACTGGCACATGTAAAGCGGTCCATGCTTACAATCTCATCCACCATAACAGGATATGGAATAGTAACGCCTGCTTTTTTGGCAATTTGTTCAATGGCTTGAACATGAGCTTTATTCGCTGCTAAAATATACTGACCTGTTCTAGCGGATTCTTTAACTAGCTCTGTTGTTTTTCCAGTTCCTCGACCTTTAGCAATAATTTTCATTTACTTATTCCCCACTTTCACAGCAAACGGCCAGTAACGCTCGTCAATTGATTTGATTTCTTGTTCAGTATATTTTTTTGCTTCTTCCACATCTTCTGAATAAAAATATCTATAACCAAATCTCATATATCCAATTTCTGGCAACTTCACATAATAAAGCGGCTCTTTCTCGACTTCATAGCCGTCAAGCCAAGCAAGAGCAAACGTTTCTTGATTATTATCGATCCATTTATCAAGGCCATCGTTAATTGGATAAGACATATATATTTGATCATACGACTGCATAAATCCATAGCCTTGTCTTTTAGCATATTTAATCCAGTCAGCCACAACTTTTGGTATCACGACTTTTTTCGGTTCGTCTAGTTGTTTTGCTAAACCAATAGCAGCGCTATAAGCTGTTTCCATTCCGTTATAAAAGGCACTATAATTTTCATTTTCGGCATATCTTTTAATAAGCTCTCGATCTTTTTTTATTTCTTCAATCAATTCTTGTTTATTCATCGCTGTTCCTCCTGAAACTGTTCATGAGTATCGTAGCCACATTTTTTACAGTGTCCTGCCATTTCTATGTCAGTGGGATTAGATCCAGTCTGATATGCATATGCTTCATATTCGTGATCACATGTTTCTTGGTTTATCACTTGAACCTCATCCTTGAATAACCGATATTGATTCCCTTCATCATACACATGGTAGATTTCACCATTATTTGACACTCTGTCCACTTCAACTGCTTTATTTTTGTTTTTATCAATTACTTTCATTCCGATTCTTCCAATCTAATAGCTGGACCATATGCAATTTCATGGTTAAATCTCTCAACGTTAATTTCCAGACGATCAATATGTTCCTCGTTCACTTCTTGATTCATTTGATACGAGTGGCCTGCCCAAGAATTGAACGCCTCTAGCCACCCTTGATCTTCTTTATCAGCTGTGATGATATACTTACTCATTCTGCGACCTCCTCAATACATTTAAAAAAGCTCTCTGACTCCTTTACTATTTCTCTTTCCCTTTTATATACATTTTCTTCAAAGAAAGCTTTTGCTTCTTCGTTATTACTTATGTCAATTTCAATATATTCATCTTTGAAAGCTTCTTTAAAGCTCATTCTGCGACCTCCAATAGTTCTGGGTTATCCCATATATTTCCGAGGATTTCTAATGAACTAGTTCCGTCAAAAGTATTAGAAACATCAATAAAATCATAGTTTTCATCTGGTTCTATTCCATCGATAAAAAATTGATAACAGTCTCTTTTCACGATACCTAGGTAGCTATATTCTCCATCACGATACTGAACAATATCACCCTCAAAAATTTCAACGCCGTTCTTGTCTTTTAATCCAATGGATTGCATAAGATGCTCTGGTTTCAATTCTATCCATCCAAAAGATTCGGTCACCTCAACCCAAACCTCACCACTTCCGAATCGATTACTCGTCACTCGTACTTGATCGTTCATATATTTTACATCTGGCTCCCACGCTCTAAACTTCGGTATCATTTTGCACCTCTTCATAGCGAACACTAAATACATGAGGATCGCTGTACAAGTCATTTACTGATTGCTCCATCTCAGCAATTGTCTTGTTGTATTTTATAATTGTGTCCTGCAATTCTTCACCCATGTAACACTGTTTGTAAATCAATCTGTAATTTTTTCTCATGTTCAAAAACTCCTCTACTTTCTCACAAATTCACTGGCTCTTTTTTATAACCAGCATCAATCAAAATTCCCTCGATCACATAAAGGTCCGTTTTCTGCTTTAAACTAGCCTTAAATTTCTTGGCAATATTTCTAGCTGTTTCTAAAGAAACGACTTCATATTTTCTAGCCAGTGCATCCGCAATAATAGCGGATGTTGGCGTGTAATAAATCTCCAGCAAAATGAACACTCACTTTCATTTCATAAATCTAATTTAAATGTTCAGCTTTATATTCCCAGAATTTGTTTCTAGGCATTCCTAACGCTTCTATGATTGCATTCACTGAATAACCAATCCATTGCAAATACAAATATTCTTGAATGGTGAACTTGTCTTTATCAATTGAGTTGATTGGTTTAGATTTATCCATTGTTTGCTCACCAATATCCTTACCAAACAATTTAATTTGACGATAGACCATGCTTTTGGGATGTTTATACCAGTCTGGGTTTTCATTCATTAACTTAAGCATTTCTTTTCGCTTTTGCTTTTTTTCAGCTTGAATACGTGCTATATCTTCAAAAATTACACTGTTCATTTCTTTAACCTCCTAGAACGGCAGATCATCATCGCTAATGTCGATTGAATTACCTGCACCTGCAAACGGATCTACATCTCCACCAAACGACATTTGTTGGCTGTTATTTTGCTGATTTAAGCCTTTATTTTGATTTGTGGCATAATTACTCTCGAAATTGTTTTGAACGCTTGTACCGCTATTCTGTGAAGTCTGAATGCTATTTCTATTCTCGTTGGTGCTTTTTGACTCTAATAATTGGAAACTCTCGCAAACAACTTCAGTCACATAGACACGTTGGCCTTGTTGGTTGTCATAATTACGAGTTTGAATTCTTCCAACAACTCCTAATAATGTTCCTTTGCGAGCATAATTAGCCATTGTTTCAGCAGGCTTACGCCAAATTACACAGTTGATAAAATCCGCTTCTCGTTCGCCGTTTTGGTTTGTAAAATTACGGTTCACAGCAAGAGTAAAGCTTCCAACTGCAGAACCACTTGCGGTGTAGCGTAAATCTATATCTTTCGTCAGCCTTCCGATTAATACCACATTATTTATCATTCAAATCACTCTCCTTAACGAACACACCATTGACATTTTTTCCCTTACGATCTTTAATCTCGTTATACGCTTGGTTCAGACATTCATATAAATCCATATCATTTTGCATAGCGAGAATAACTAGTGTCACAACAACATCACCGATACCATCCCTTAAATCATTTTTATTATTTCTTGCTAATGCTGCTGCGACTTCTCCGACTTCTTCAACCACTTTTAGCATTTGTTTCTCAGGCTCTGCGATATCTAGATTTTTTTCTCTTGCCCATTTCTCAATTAATTTAACTAATTCATTCATCATTTACCCTCCAAGTATTCTTTTATTTGTCTATCAAGCTCAGCTTGTTCCTCTGACGAAAGTTTCTCTTCTTCTTGCTTCTGATTGTTAGCCCAATCAGGTAACTTTTCTTGTCTCATTGGCACCTTAGAATAGGCTGGCAGTTTATTTGTTTTAGATAAATCATATTCATCGTTATAACGATCATCACGGATCCAACGAAATAATTCTTGTGGATGGTACCAATCGTTTAATTTAATATACGCAAGATATTCTTTATATCCTTTTTCGAACTGGACCAAATCTTCTTCTGACTTAAATTTCTTTAAAAATTGTTCTCTAGCTTTTTTCTTGTTGGTTTTCTTTGGATAAGTTTTCCAAACTTTTTCGAATAATTCAGGCATAGTTGAGCTCGGCTCAACACTATTCTTTTTATTCTTTGTATTATTCTCTGTATTATTAAGTAATGTATTATTATCTTTGGCGTTTTCGCCTATACCCCTATAGTTATTTTCACCTATACCCTCTAGTTGTTTTCGCCTATACCTATCGGTAATTTTAACTACACGTCTCTCTATTGATTTTGTCCCTGATTTGTACTGATAACTTACGTCAATGTAGTCTTTTTCTTTTAATCCGGATATAAGTTTAGAAACCCTATCTTTACTAAGACCAAAGAAATTTGAAAAGTATTCATTGCTAGCAAAACAGCCATTTTCATTGTCTAAACTATCAATCTCAACTATCAAAAATTTTTCTATCCAGCTTAATTCATCATCAAGCCAAACGTTTTTAGGGATCCAAATACCTTTAAACGCTCTCTCCATTTGTTATCCCCCTATGTTTAATTTTTTACGTTCATCCGTATTCAATTTCACTGGTTTAATTTGATACTTATTCAAAAAGTTCTTAGTACCTATTTGGTGCTCCTCTTGATGGTGCTGACGACATCCTGCATAAAATGTGAATGTCTCATGATTAATCTTTTTACGATTACGCCCCATACCAACAACTTCAATATGGCAAACGTCAGCATGCTTACCGCAAATACAGCACTTACGATATTTCAGACAGTAATAAAACCACTTGTTGTTTTCAAGCAAGTATTGGTATCTTTTTTCCAGTGGTATATCGTTTTTCAAAATAAACTCAATCAAGAAACCGATCCACTCAGTCGCTTCATTCTTGGTAGCTCTACTATGTTCAAAATAAACACCACTCTTAGCCTCGTAGTAGTATTTCAAGACACTTTCAATCCATTTAGGTTCGTCATAGCTCCAACGTGCCACATCGGCTATTAGAACGTGAGAAAGTGCATTCTGTTTTTGAGACATCTGTCGATTATCTAAGAATTCAACTTTCGCTAAATTATCATCGTTATTAGCCAGAAGTTCGAGAAAATTTGAATTTATTTCATCCTCAAATTCGATGACCAATTTATTTCCTATGTGGTTTATGATTTTTCCAATCACTCAATCACTTCCACCATAATGCCACTATCAACTATGAACTCATTAAGTGCTATTAATTGACTGTGCGAACCTGAAAGTCGTAATGTTACTGTATTTTTATTTGCATCTTCTACTTCCGCTTTCGGTGATAGTTCACTGACTATTTCTCCTGTATTTTTGTCAATCACTTTATCTTCTACGACTGTTTCATTTAATTCTCGCATTGCTGCTTCATATTCTTCATGTGCTTTCTGTTGTTCTATAGCCCTTTCTTTAGCGGCTTTTTTCTTTGCTAGTGCAGCATCAATCTCAATCATCAATTCTGCAGCTGTTTTTCCGTTATCAATTTGACTTAACCACGAGTAAGGCTCTAATCCTAATGCCTTTACATAATTTTCTATAATCGCTTTTTCTCCTATAACTCGCTCTTTTTCTTTAAAAATCATTGTCATATCGGCAGCAATTTCTTCTAAAGTTTTTTTATTTATTTCTCCTTTTGCAGTAAAAGAACTCTTATTTAACCAGTTATTTCTAATACCTACTTCTTCTACCTCAACACTATAGTTTTCTGACATTTCTTTAATAGTATCTTTGATTTTTTCAAGCCTCTTAGAACGTTCTGTTTCTTCATATAATTGGATACTTTCGTTGATGCCATCACTTACTAACTTAATTTGTCCAACATAAGTTTTAATTTTGTCTTCAAACGATTTCAAGGGTTTGTTATACTCGTTTTTTATTGCTTTGCGCTCATTATCTAAAAGTGTCGCCACTTTATTTAAATCCGCTTTTGCTTGCTTGGCTTCTGGAATATTCGCATCTGTAAAAATCATACTTGAGTAATGATTTACTGCTTTATCAACCATTTCTTTTAGTTGCGATTCGTTCTGAATTGTTATTTCACTGGCTTTAAAATCTACTTTAAACTGTACATTTGTTGTTAATTCATTTGTCATTACCTTTGCCCCCAGTTAATATTTTTTACTTGATCATTTGTATTGTTTTTATTGATCTCTATTTCATAGTTACTTTTCCACTTATTTAACTGTCTCATTGCTTCTGGATACTGTTTATCTGTCATACTGTCTAATGTTTGTGCACCAACATATTGCAACAATCCATTTCTAACAACTTGCATATCGCTTGAGCTTAGTTCCGCTACTTTTCTTATTAAATCGTTCATCTCTGATATTTGTTTACCATTAACCAAATTTATTGGTTCTTTAGCATCAAGCTTCTTTTGAAATGAATCAGGATCATCTTTATCTGTTGCAATATTAAAAAATTTCAATAAAAAATATTTTTCTGCATAAGTTAATGCTTTACCTACACCCTTCTCACCAGCAATATCAACACCTTGCGCATACCACTTTGATTCCAAAAAATCTTCTGGATCATCAATATTAATCCAGCGCATAGTCATCTCAAGTTCAGTAAAATATGTTATTCTTTGTTTCTGTTCTGTTTGTTTTGTGTACTTATTGTATTGATTTATAATCTCTATCTGGTCCTTAACTTTATGGCCTGTAATTGCTGGTTGTAATAACAATCCCATTTCATTAATTTTTGAATGTAAAGCTCCTAGGACATCACTTGATCCAACATAATTAAATTGACTTCCTGATTGCTCTTTTTTTAAATAAGATACTTTTTTTCTTACTTCTGCTAATCTTTGATAAACATTTAGTTGTTCAGCCATTTAACAAGACCTCATTTCTGTGATATAATTTTTCTTGTATAATTTTTGTATGTGCCTCAATCGTTGGCAGACGATTGGGCATTTTTTATAACTTCCGACAAAAATCTGCAAATTCATCGCTTGTTACCTCTTTGAAACATTCGAATTTCTTCTCTTTTCCATCTGAATAATAAATATTGATAATTGGAGTATCCCAATCACTTCCTGGAATTCCAGCAATAGTCTTTACTTTTCCCAAGTCAATAATATATTCGCCTTTTTCCCAAACAGTTTCAGCAGTCCAAAAGTAATCTGAGAGAGTTCCTAAAAATACTTTATCAACATCTGCATTCTCCACTTCGACATCAATTAGCTCTTTAGCTTTTTTAAAATCATATAATTTTGGCATTCAAATACCTCTTCTCTTTTTTTGTTGAGCAATATATATCCGCCCCTTTTGTTGCTGGTACCATAAATCAGCAAGTTTTTTCGTTTGTTCTAGTTTTTCTATTCTGGTCATTCTTTTTATTCCTTTCTCTGGTATAATTTATTTACTAAGCTTGGAGGGATGCTCATGTATTTTGTTATAAAAAAATCTAGTGATGGTAAGTACTACTTTTTAATTAAAACAAGTGAACATGAAGTAGTATCATCCAGTAAAACGTACTACTATAAAGCTTCTGTAATTGATATCATCGAATCCATTAGATTAGGAATCGACCCGAAAACAATTGTTGTTGATACTACATATGGTTTCTGATATTTGGAATAGTTTTATCTATTTCCTCTGATAGTTTATTGATGTTACCATAATGATTTAAATTAATATTCTTCCGCTCCACGCTACTTGCAATAGTATGGAGCTATTTATTTGTTTTCTTTTGTTCTTTGAATATTTTGTTTAGTATTTTATATTCCCCTTTTCTATCTACCTGCAATAGCCATTGCAAAAATACAAATTAAAAATACGACGTTACCTATCAGACTTACATACGCAATTGCTTGAACGCGTCTCATTCGAACCCTAGGATGCTTAGCAATTGCTGCTAGCCCTCTTTTATTCATTAAAAATCACTCCTTTCCAATATATATTGTGATGTGTTATTTTCGTTGTTATAATTGTTCTATATCTACATAAATTTACGAAGAGGTTGAATAGTAATGACAAATAGAGTTATGCGTATAGTATTTTCTTCTTGTTTAATTTTCTTATTTTTAGCAATATTTATAACCGCTTTATATTCTTTAACTAAGCTCCCCTTAGTAGAAATCAATGAAAATAGTATTCTTTACGAGTTTAAAAATATTGATTACTTTTCTTTTTTTAAAATCGGTCTACTTTGTTTATTTATATCTGCTTTTATAGTGTATTTAGTAACTGCATTTTGTTTAGTTACTTCACGATATGAAGATTCATCGATAGAACGATGGGCCACTTATCTAGCTAAATCTCTATCAGCAGTATCAATCATCATTCCAATGACAATAACATTATCAAAAGAACAATTTAATGTAGCAACAACCTATTTATCGTTCCTAGCTTTATTTTCTTTTGTGATGCCTAAAATAAAAGAACGCAAGTCTAACAACACTGACAGTAGTAAAGAAGATAATTCCTGAAAAAGATATTAAAAATATAAAGAACATTTTTTGATCTCCTTTATTTTATATATATGAAACTTTTAGATTGGACTTAACACTGATCCTCGAAATCCCTGATTCAATTTTGCTTCATTTAATTTGTTATCTCCGCCGATAATTGATTTAGATTTCTTGCGGTACAAACGATGTTGGCCCTCAAAAATTACTACAAGAGTATTTATATAATTGCCTGTAGTATCTACAACTTTTGATTCTTTATCTTTATATTTAATTATTTCCATAATATTCTCCCTACGCTATGTCTTTTAAGTCTGCTACTTCTTTTTCAATTATATCTACACACTCATTTGTTTCTTCATTTGCTGATAAAGCAAGCATCGCCAATTCTCTTTGAGAGGTTGGAAGTTTAGGCTGTTGAATTTCTTTTTCCATTTTATTAAAAGCTTCATTATATTTCAGTTTGAATTGCAATGCCTTTTGACCAGCGAACCCCATTGCTAATAAAGTGAAGCCGTCGCGGTTCATAATTACTTGGCGATAAGACTGTTTGTTTTGTGGGTGAATATAGGTATCTTCGTAAAATAGGTCTGCGTAATTTTCCGCAACCCCCTCTTTTAAATTATCAATTGCGGCTAAAACATCACGATGGTTTTTATTAAATGTTTCGGCAATTTGTAAACTACTTGTTACTGCTTGTTGGTCTTTCATTATTACTAATTTATTCATTTTGATTTGCTTACTTTCTGGTATAATTTTAGGTATCAGTAATATTTTGCTGAAATAATTGATAAGGTGGTGAAAAACATGAACATATCTGATTGGATTCAATTAATAGCTATATGCATCTCTCTGATTGTAGCTGTTATTTCGATACTTCAAACAAACAAATCTATACGAATAACTGAAAAATCTATTAAAGATGCAAACAGACCATACCTTTCTATCTATTGCGAAACAATAGACACAATTTATTTTAGTAAGCATTTAGTATTAAAAAATTTTGGAAATACATCAGCTAAAATATTAAATATAACGTCCGAAGGTATTCCAAATAGTTTAAAAAGAGAAATCGATTTTTCTAGTCTAATACAAGGTTATATAGCACCTCAACAAAAATTTACTACATCTATCGATGATGATTTCATTGAAACTATTTATTTTGAGATTACTTATCAAGATTTAGATTCTACAGTTTACACAGAACTATTTTCAGTAAAAACTGACATGTCAAATACGTTAATATGGTCTGCAAAGACTTTACCAAAAGATTCATGTGAGGCAACGGCAATTAAATTAGCAACGCATGCAATTATAAAATCGTTTAAATAAAATGATTCAAATTCGAATATTTTGTATCCTCTTGGCTATTCCAGCAGTTGAGAGGATATATTTTATTTCTTGTTTGATTCCTTTAAATGTTATTTCCATGTTCCTACTTCTTTATTTGTTTCGTTTATATTTGTTTTTTTCCCGCCAAACTAAAAATTCATCAAATTTCTGAATTTGGATAATCGGCATACAGGATGTAACGAGTCTATATCCATCTTTAAAATCAATATGTTCCTTAAACTCTTTCAGAAGTTTTTGAAATGTTGGTTTGTGATTCTGATAGCCAAAATAAACAATTGCTTCATCTTTTGCCATCCACGCTTGCTGTACTTCGATAGTCTTTGCTAGTGTGATTTGCATGTAGACATCTCCTTTCTATGCTGTCTTGTCATGTAAGAACTTGTTAACAAAATATATTTGCCCTTTACCAGTAATTTTCGGCGTTCGACTAATTCGAATACTTCCATCTGGATTGTTATGGGTTCGTTCCTTGATTTCCGCAATTCCCAAATCAAGTGACCGCTGGGTTGGCATATTGTAGCTTTCACCTTTTCGAGCAATTAGATACCCATTGTCTCGCAGCCATTGGAATAAACGATTCTGCCCAATGTCGATGCCGTTTTGCTTGATTAGCTTAGCTAGGTCACCGATTAAAATGGAAGTCTTACTTGCATCAACGGCATCTGCAAATAATGCTTTAGGTTTTAATGATTCATTTTCTAGTTGTAATACTTCTATTTTTTTCTGTTGAAATTCAAGAGCTCGTTTAGTCAGCATTTCTGGGCTATTCCAAAACTTTTCTAGTTGAATAAAATATCTACGAGCTTGCTTTCCTCTTTCGGTACGTTGTAGCATTGAAATTTCCTTAGCCATGTCTAGTTTCACATAATGATTTACTTGTGGGCGACCACCAAAAGGTTTATCGGATTTTTCCGAGAAACTGATAAAATCAACGTTTTCATCAAACCCGTATTTAATCATTCGTTTAAACCAATCAGTATAATTATCTTTAACTCCCAGAAATTCATATAACTCTCTACCGTTAACTAACTGTTCATCATTTTCATTTGTTGTAACTTTAATTAGTTCGTTCATATGGTTTCATCCCTTCTATTCTGGTTGTCTTTCGTTCCATTAATGGAACACTTTTCCTTTTTCATTTGTATACTTCCAAAACTACCTTTGTTCACAAACGTGAACTTTCTCTTTAAAAAAATATAAATGAATAAAATTTGTTTCCAAGTCTAGCAATTTGCAAGCTTTCGTAATTTCAGTGTCTTTCCAAGAGACTTTCCCGTTCATTTTCAATGATATTGTTCTCTCCGACAATCCCATTGCGATAGCAAAATTATATTGAGTTCCAAACTTTTCAACAATTCTTCCTGCTAATTTTGAGTAATCATAGCACATTTATAAACACCTCCTTCAAGTTCATGAACATGAACTTTATAACCATATAATACATTGTTCATTTCTTATTGTCAACGAAAAAGTTCATGATTCATGAATTTTTTCGTTGAAGATATATTCAATATCTTGTATACTTAAATCTATAAGGAGGTGTACCAATGGATAGAGTTAAAACATCTGCTCGTCTAAAGCAACTTATGAGTGAGCGCAATTTAAAACAAGTTGATATTCTGCGTTTGTCAGAACCATATCAAAAAGAATTAAATATAAAAATGAGTAAAAGTACTTTGTCACAATATGTAACTGGAAAGCAATCACCTGACCAAAATAGAATTTATCTTTTGTCAAAAACTTTAGATGTTAACGAAGCGTGGCTAATGGGGTTTGATGTCTCTAAAAAAAGAATCCCTGACGAACAAAGATCTAGTGAAAAAGATGACTTCGACATAGTACCTATATTCAACCAGTTAGAACCCAAGCTCCAACAGCTTATATATAACGAAGCTAAGTCTCATTTAGAAAAACAAAACAAAGCTTCTAATAACGTGGTTAACATTAACAAGAAAAAATATGATACTTTAGCTGCGCATTCACCAGACCCTGATAAAGTATTTACTGATGAAGAGAAACTTAAAATTAATCAATTTCTAGATAAAGTGGATGCTGATTATGATAGGAAGCAAAAAGAATGTAAACATCTTTTTGATGATGATTCAGATGATAAAGAATAATTTTCAGGAGTATTTTATGAACGAATATGAGCTGTTGGTGTCAGAGGTACAGAAAAAAGCACCAGTTATTGAAACAGATTTGTTTCAAAATACTGGATGCTATGGTTTGTACCGTGATGGTAGAATTTATATTGAAAAATCGTTGAGTCTAATAAAAAAAAGGAATGTGCTAGCTGAGGAACTTGGCCACCACGATACATCGTTTGGTGACATATTAAACCAAGATTGTTTAGAAAATCGTAAACAAGAACTAAAAGCTAGACAATATGCTTTAGAACAATTAGTCACTTTGGATGATCTAATTAAGTGTTCAGAATCAGGATTCAGTAATCATTACACGTGTGCTGAATTTTTAGGGGTAGACGTTGAAACGCTCAAAAATGTACTCGCCTATTATCGACAAAAATTTGGTGATACCCATTTTTATAAAGGAAGAATTTTCGAGTTTAATGATTTATCAGTCATGATTTTAAATACAAATTTACAATAAAAAAGCCCGTGCTACAACACGGAACTCTTTCCTCATTATGAGAATTATTCAATAAATACATTATACCAGAAATGGGGAGCTTTAAAAATGAAAAAAATATTTGCATCTATGGCTTTTTTATTATTTGTCGTAGTAATATTTGTTGGTTGTTCTAAAAATGTGAACCCTGATTCTTCGAAATCTTCTACACAAGAATCTTCAAAGACCTATAAAATTTTAGTTGATCAAGATTCCACTGAACAAAAGGAAAAATTAGAAAAGATATCTGAGTATTATAAAACCGCAGATCCAAAAAGCTATAATTCTAACGTTAGAGTTAATTCGATGTTAAGAGATGAAAAGGCACATAAAGGCGAGAAGGTATATTCATTAGCTAAAATAATTCAAATTGTAGATGAACCAAGTGATGAATATATTTATTACATGGGCTATGTTACTTATGCAAAAAACGATAGAGAGTATGTTATGTTAGCGGTATCAAAAGATAATGTTTATTCCAAAGTTTTACAAGATGATGAAATTTTATTTTGGGCTTCATTTGCTGGTTCTTATGACTATACTACAAACTTAGGTGATAACAATACACTTCCTTTGCTTAAAGTAGATATGTATAAAAATGTAACTGCCTCAGAAGAAAAATAATAAAAATGCGTAGTTTTGTTATTTAAAGAAAGGATACAACCATGAAAGTAGGAATGCGTAAACCAAGTATAAAAAAATCAATAAGTGCTCGTACTACTGGAAAAGCTAAACGTAAGTTTAAAAAAGCAGTAATTCCTGGTTATGGGCAAAAAGGAACTGGTTTCATTAAGAACCCCAAGAAAGCTATGTATAATAAAGTATATAATAAAACAACTTTTAGCTTTTGGGATTTGTTCAAATAATCACCCTAAATTTTACAGTTTTAATTTAGTTTATAAAAATAATTGAATGGAGTCTTAAAAATGAAAAAAATAACTATCAGTATTTTACTACTATCTTCATTGACTTTAGGTGCTTGCGATTCTTCTAGTACTGCACCTGAAAAAAACAAAAAAGAAACTAGCACAACAAAAATAACTGAAAAAACATCTGCTACAAAAACCAGTACCAGTACTGAATCAACTAGCGATAATAAAAAGACAGTTTATAATTTAGGTGAATGGTGGGAAGTTCCCAATCAATGGAAACTCAAAATTGACAGCGTGACTCCTACAGATGAAAGAAACCCCTATTCAGATAAATCACCACAGCAAGTAGTTATAATTTCTTATACTTATGAAAATCTAGGATATGAAGATGACATTCAAGATTTATTTATTATGCCAGAAAATGTGGTAGATAGTGCCGGAATAATGGGTGAAACTTATCCCGTCTCTACCACAGGAGCAAAGCCAACACCTGTTGGAGCAACAATGAGTGGGGCTCAGGCCGCATATGGCGTTCAAAATCCTGGTGGAAACATCAAAATATTATTCAAAAAATATGATTCAAATCGTACTGGTCAAGCTGCTACATTTGAAATACCTGTACAATAAAAGAAATAGCCTTAGGGCTTTTCTTTTTCAAAAATTAAGAACATACATTCGAAAGGAGTTTTAAAATTGTGGATTGAGGAACTTCCTAATGGAAAATATAAATACTTTGAGCGATATAAAGATCCGTACACAGAAAAATATCGACGTGTTTCAGTTACACTTAATTCGAAGTCTAACCAAGCGAAAAAACAAGCGATGATGGAATTACAGGATAAGATTAATAATCGAATGGAGAAAAAAGATCAAAAAAAAGTATCATTAGAGAATCTCTTAAATAGCTGGTGGCAACAACATCAATTATCTATTAGGAAAACATCAGTTAAAGCTTACGGAAAAATTTTAAAATATATATTTTCCAATATGAATGTTGATGTACTCATAAGAAACACAGATACAAAATTTTTCCAAGACTTTATTAATGATTTACCGCATTCGTGGGAGTATAAGAAAAAATTCAAAAGTGTGCTTAACATGTCCTTCACTTATGCACAAGACATGGGGATGATTGATGAAAATCCTATCAATAGAGTGAAAGTTGTTAAACCCCCACTAACAAAAGAAAATTTTGAAAATATAGAAAGTAAATACCTCGAAGAGAAAGAGGTTTATCAATTATTAAACTATTATTATTCTACATTTCAAAGTGTCCATCATGGTCGTTTAGCAGAGTTTATGTATTTAACTGGATTAAGAGCTGGTGAAGCAATTAGTCTTACTATAAATGATTATGTAAAAAATGAACATGCTATTTTAGTTAATGGAACTCTGGATTATTCTAACGGTTATAAAAACGCTACAAAAGAATTACCTAAAACTCTAGCATCATTCAGGAAAGTAGAATTATCAAATAGAGCTGTGAAAATAATCGAGGAGTTAATTTTAGAAAGAGAAATAAAATTCAAAGAGCAAACAAATTATCTATTTGTTGGCAAAACGGGCAGACCAATTCAAGTTAATTCATTTAATGCCTCTCTAAAGAAAGCTAATGAAAGTCTAGGTAAAAATAAAATAAACAAAACTATATCAAGTCATATTTTTAGACATTCTCATATTTCACTACTTGCAGAATTAAATGTACCAGTAAAAGCAATAATGGAACGTGTAGGCCACGTTGACACGGAAACAACTTTAAAAATTTATACTCATGTAACAAAAAAAGCTAAAACAAATCTGGTAGAAACTCTAAATAAATATGGCAAGTAA